CCTTGCTCAATAGTTTACGTGGTGTTTCTAATATAGAAACTCCCAGTGAAATGGCAGACTTGTTTGGTGAAGCAGCTATAGGTACAATTGACTTTGTTGAAGCTATGGTGGGTACTGGTATAATCCAAAAACTTATGAGTATGAAAGCTCTTTTAGTAGGCAACCAAGTAAAGAGTGGTGCTAAGGCATTTAATCGTAATGCTGCTGCAGTTAACAGGGCAATAAATAATAACTTTGAAGGGGCTAGGTTAGCAGGTAGAGAAACAAGAGAGTTACGGCGTGACTTAGCTGCATTAGTTGCAGAACAGAACGTTGAAATAAGAGATAACTTAATACTAGACTTTGAAAGTAGACTTTCAGGTGAATTAAAAATATCTAAAATGGTAGATGGGCATCTTGTAATAGACGGTGACTTAACTCGTGAGGCAGGTAGGGCAACATTACGTAGGCCCTTTGAAGTTGTTACCGAGGCAGACGGTACTCCTAGTGTAGTTAACGATGCGCTATCTAAGTTGATGGGGTCAGAGGATGGATTTGTATCTCCTGTACTTAACCCAGATAAACTAAACGCTTTGGTAGCTGTAATATCTGAATACAAAATTAGGGCTGGTGACTCCCCAGATAATCCTTTTAACAATCCCAAGGTAAAGCCAATAGATGCTATAGTTTCAGTAACAATTAATAAAGGCATAAAAGAAACTCAAGAGTTAATGGACTCTTTAAATAAGTATGACTTGTCCCTTGAGGATTTTGTGCTTAGTTCTGTTGCCAGTTTCTCTGATGCAGGTAAAATTCTACAGATAGCTAGTCAACTAAAGCGTGTTAGACCTGACGCAGACCTTGCCGCTGCAAATTCTAAAGCCCTTATGGAAGCAGAGGCAGGTATTGCTAACGCTTCACAAAGACTAGAGAACATTAGACGTGGTAGCCTTGTTAGTAAACTAGCTACTGCTGGACGTAACCTTGAATCCTTTGGGGTTAGACTCCCTATGGAAAATCTAATGTCCCTTATGGATGAGGTTGTGTTTAGCTACAATGAAAAAATAACTCTAGGCCCTGAAGCTAAAGGTGGATTTTTAGGTGTAGCTAAAACACTAGGAAAAAAGAGTACTTGGAAGAATAGCTTTAGTGCTTGGGAGTACGCATTTAGTAGGCCAGACGTAGCAGATGGCTACATGAAACTTATGCTGGATAACCCACAGTTTACTACTATGTACAACAAGATGTACGACAACTTAAATGAAATACAAAAAGCAGGTGGTCGTGGTTCAGGTACTAAAGTAGATAAGATACTGTCTCCTTTAGAAGACACAGTAGAGATGTTAAACGTTGCAAACAGGTGGCAAGAGAAGTTAACTCGTAACGCTATAGCTATGTCAGAGATAGAGACATTAGTTCGCCGTGAGTGGAAGATAGATTTACGTGACGCTTTAAATGACGGTAAACTTCCTGATATGTTTAATGATGCCTCTACTATACGTCCAGAAGGTGCAAGATCATTCAACGCAATGATGTCAGAAGCTACAGAAAAAGCGTTAAGAGTTACCTACGGCGCACAGCCTGAAGGTGACATAGCTAGGTATATAACACAGGGTTTAACTAGCAAGAAAATGTTTGGGGTGATACCTCTTACTACAATAGTAGCCTTTCCAAGATTTATGTTTGCAAGTATGGAGTTTATGGCAGAGTCTACTGCAGGTGCGGCTGGTCCACTTGTAAGAAAACTAGTTGGCGCTCAAAAGGGGCCAATGACAGCTAAACAACAACGTGCTGTACAAAGAAACTTAGTAGGTGGTGCGGCTATATATGCAGCCTATCTATATCGTAGTTCAGAAAATGCCCCTGCTAAGTACGAAGACGTAAGGATTATGGGTAAAGATGCAGACACTACTACGCAGTTTCCATTGAGGCAGTTCTTGTACGTAGGTGAAGTTGCTAAACAAATAGAGCAAGGAACCTTCTCTGAGTTTTGGGACCCAAAGGCTTTTGCTGAAACGTTTATTGGCTCTTCAATGAGAACTGGTGCAGGTAATATTATAATAGAAGAAATTGCAGCACTGGCTGATGGTATGGACATTAGTAAATCAGAAAAGGCTGCAGAAATAGTAGGTGAATTAATTAGTAACTATGTATCTACGTATTTTGTAGGTCCAAGTCAGGCTACCGACTTTGATAGGATGGTTGGAAGACGCCCTAATAAATTTACAGAGAATCCAAAGGCTGCACCTAAAGGGACGATTGATGCGTTTACAAGGGAGCTACGTAGAGGTCCAGATAGAATGGGTTTAACCGTGTCTGCCCAAACAGAATCTGCTTTACCAACAAAGACTACCGTATTTCCTGAAGATGCTATACGTCCAGACGCATCTTGGAGAGGTCTGTTAGGTATCAGTCTGAAAGATCAGGCTTCAGAAGATCAAGAGTTTGTAACTTCACTGGGTATTCCCGCATGGAAAATGGGTAGTAACTCTGACATAGACACCGTAAAGGTATTTGAGAATGAACAGATAGGAAAGTTTTTACCTCTACTAATTGTTCAGCTAAATAACCGAAGAGATAAGTTAGAAAAGGACTACGACTTAGAACCCGATAGTACTAAAGAAGAAATAACCAAAGAGGCTTACTTGTTATTTAAAACTAAAGGTATCTTTACAGATATAATTAGTAAGTTTAAAGGTAAATTAAAATCTATGTCTGGTGCTGTGGCGGATGACTATTCCTTTAGAGTATCTGCGTTTAACCGTATCCCTAAGAAGTACAGGAGAGAAGCATACGCAGATTGGATAGTTGCTAATGATGGTATTGATCCTGACATTACAGAGATACAAATACTGAAAGACCTTTTAAATAGGGCGCAGCAGGTACAGAAACAAACTCAAAGAATATCAAGTAGAGCTACTAAGGGTATAGGCGGTAGGAGATAATAAGAAAAGGGGGCAATTAAGCCCCCTCTTTTTTTGTCTATCGTGTGTCGCCACTACCACCTATTGTTCCTGCCTTGTGTCTGGCTGATAGCTTCTTCTCATTCATGGCGGCTATCATACCTAGTGTCAGGTTGAGATCAGTTGCTAATGCAGCACAGTACCATAACACATCTCCTATCTCACTAGAGATTTGTTCTCGCCAATCATCTGGCCTACCGTCTGGCCCGTCACGTATGAGTTTCTTAACCTTGTTAGCTACCTCACCTGCCTCACCTGCTAGTCCCAGTGCGGGATACATGATACGGTGTTCGTCAGGATAGATAGCAGTCTTTGCTGCCATTCGTTGATACGCATTAAAATCAGACATGTTGTACTTCTCCTTGAGGAACTGTTCTACTTCTTGTTCTAGCTTCATTATCTTTTACCCGTTTCATGTTATCGAAATAGGCTTTATCAAATCCCCTATTCCACTCACGATACTGCATCGTATCTTTATGGAATGGATTGACATGACGGTTGTACCTGAAACCATCATACCCCATATTGTACTGAACCTTTAAGGGTGCATCGTACTTTCCCAAACCACGTGACGCTCTAGTCTTCTTTATCATAGGATGATCTCCTTATATTAGTTTAATAAGTTTTGCTTGTTTGTAGGGTACGTGATAGAACTGTTCCCCGTTAGTTATGTTTCGTCCCCTTGCTTCCTTTAGTTTGTCTTCCGTTAGTAGAGAACTGTCGATACACCACGCCTTAGATAGATCACCACTAAAGATGTAGAACTTTAGGTTGCTGTGATGCTTACCTAGTAGACGCTTCTTACGTTCAGGTATACGTATTTCTGCCCAGTGAGGCGGCCAATCACCATTCCATGCTGTCTTTACTTCTGCTTCACTGTAGTAAGTGACGTTGCCCTTTTGTGTTATAAGGTCTGCGTCATAAGACTCTGTACTATCTAACAACTCGTGACCCTCTTTGACTAAGTAACTAATGAGCGCCCTCTTAGCTACGTCATCGTACTTGCTATAAAGATTAGTTGAGAATGGTTTTCTATATGCTGTTGCCATGTTACTTACTCCTATGTTTTTTTAGTTGTTAAGTTTTCTTTTAGTTTAACTAGTAGTATATTTGCTGCACCAATAATACTTTGAAGTTGATAGTTTAACTGTGTCTGTACATTATTGTTGTAGTTAATCTCCGATAACATTTGTTTCTGCTCCTTAGTGAAGTCATCTGACTCATACTCCATTTCGTCTAACGTTACTTTTACCATGTGTATCTCCCTATTACTATAAACATTATGAGATATCTACTATCTCACATGTATCACCATTACATGCTAATGTCTGCATTGCATTGGTGTTATCGTCTTTCTCGTGCTCAGACAGCCCAGCCCAATCAATCATCTTAGGCATAGTCTTTAGTAACACATTGTATGCATCCTTGTCTACCTCTTGATAGGGTGCTTGCTGATAACTATGGTCAGAGTGTGGTAGAAATGACACACCAGACATCTCATCGAAGTGCTTGTAAACAAACGCCCCTACTTCCAGCCACTCACTGTCCAAAACTGTGCAAGTAATACTTGGTTTGTGTTCGCACCAGTGGCGTTGATACATCAACCATGTCTCCAGTTGCTCAATGGCTGTCATGTCGTTCCGTGTCACTGAGTTCTTAGGTGAGTTAATAGGAAAGCTAAACACTGTGGTAGTGTCAGGCTTCATAACACATGGCTCATGTGGGACACCTTGGTCTTTCATAAACTGTGTTAGCCCATCTTTGTTGTCACCACGCACCGTCCTGATGTAGTAGTCGCTGTGTCTTGCATGTATTCCGCTACTTGAATCAACAAGTTGTGAAACCGTACCACTTGGCTTGACACAAGTTATGGCTGCTGACACTGGGATGCCAAGTACACCAGCCCAATAGACATTAGTTTCAACTGCAACTTTCTTGAGGTGCTCAAGTAGTTTGTCAAGTCCTTTATTCTTTAGTGTCATCAATGGGTTATCCATTAGACCTGTTAGTGATACACCTAGCAGACGTTCTTCATCTGTGTTCTTCTGCCATATCTTACGTAGGTAGGGGAACTTTGTTAGGCTGGACTGTACAGTACCAAGGATGGTAGCCATACGTACCTTCTCTTCAAGTGAGGCAATGTCATCTGTTGCTCGTACAACTACCTCTGTTAAATTACAAAATTGATACGGCCGCAAAATTATCTCCGAACATGGATTAGTTCCGAACTCATGGTTAGGATCACGCCTACCATTCTTGACTGCCTGTCTCTTAGATGCCTGACGGTTGAAGATACCACGCTCACCTGACTTACTCTCCACTAGGGACAGCCACTCACGCATGAATGTTTCCATGTCTGGTTTCTCTGTGTAGCATACTGAGTTGTTAGCTAACGCACGGTGTGCTGCTCCATCCCACCAGTTGCCTGACTTAGCGTGACGCATACGATCATCAGATAGATTACTCAATGAAATCATAGCACTACGGCGTACACCACCAACGACTACGATCTGTCCAATGAAGCACATAAGATCGTGACACTCCATGCTTGACAGTCTACGTCCCTGTGCTGTCTTGAATGTTGACACAGCGAAGTGAAACAAATCTACAAGGGGTGCAGGCCCACTAGCCCTACCACCAAATGTCTTGAGCCTTGCACCCGCTGGGCGTACCTGACTGACATCCCACTTAGGTATCTCACCTGCCCACAGTAATGCAAGCACCTGACGTAGTGCCTTAGCCCAACCTTCTTTGCTGTCCTTTACTACTACAGTTGTCTCACTAACGTACAACTCAGGTATCTCTGGTAGCTTGCTGATGAACTGACGCTCAACACTAAAGCCTACCCCTGTGCCACAGAGGAGGATGTACATGGCCTCATCGAATGACTTGGGATCGTCTACTGGTAAGTAACTACAGTTGAACCCTGCCGTGTTGTCACGGTCTAGTGCTGGTCCAGCTGACATCATTGCCCTCATGGATGGCATAACGTCCAAGCTAAGGATAGCTTCCTCAATCTTGCTTGCCTGTATGCCGGGAATTGCAGCAACCTTACGTACTACGTTGTCAATGTATCGGCCTACTGTCTCTGACCATGACTCCCTGCGGCCATCTGTGTCTAACCAACGTGCATACCGTGAGGTATGGATGAAGGCTTGGTAGTCTGTTGGTAAAAAGTTATTCATGTATGTCTACTCCGATACTGTTTTCATTGATTGTATTGTCATGCCATCTACATCATAGATGAACTCTTGTAGTATTTCTCTTATCTCATCGTTAATAAAATTGTCTGCTGGCATTTGGTATTCTGTCTCATCTATGTTAAGGGTTAAAAAAACTTTAACTATCATTTTGATCCTCAATTAGTACACTGAGATACCACTGTGCTTTATTCAAATCTTCCACACCATTCTTGTATCGGTAACGCCACAGGTATTTCATTATGTTACCCTGTAGGTAGTAAGAGAAACCTTCTTCTCCCGTTGCTGCTCGTATAGCATCAATGCACTCAACACCAGCAAAGTTGTAGTGGGCAGGTGAGTTTACCATGTCATCCTCTGTAAGTTTGTTCTTGTTCATAAGCTATGCCCCTTTACTTTTAAAGTTAACGTTGATTACATTCTCTTCTACACTAGATACTATTAACGATTGTCCATCATCTTCCTCTGGCTCACTCTCTACCCTATCAACTATAGTATTTAACAAGTTACGAACGTGATCGTCTTCTTCCATAGCGGGGACTGCTGCACATACCATCTTAGTTATACCTATTAGATTGAAGTGATCTTCATCAGTCAGGTTGTTTTCATCTGTGGTAACAGTACCCACTAGTAACTCACCCGTCCAGTTGCCCATGTCATCTAGGAAAGGTGTCAACCTAATGATGTAGTCATTCGGATTGAAGTCCAGAAATACTTTGTCTTCTATCATGTGTGCTATCTCCTTTTTACTTTTTTGTAGGGGCAGTGGATCAGCGAGGGATGCATGTCCTTACCTTTTTCTTCTAACCATTCGAGAGGAATGATCCTGTCATAATACTTTATACCATTCTTTGTACACCATTGTCCATAGTTACTTTTGGCTCCCTTGCTTAATTTCTTTCTGCTGCTTGAGAACACAAATCGTATGTCTAACTTAGGGTGCTGTGCCTTAACAGCTAAATGTTTACGCCTGTCATCCGCTGAGAATAATCCTTTTGTCTCAATTATTATGCCGTTCTTCAACACAAAGTCTGGAGTATAGGTGCGGTACATGAGGTCTTCCCACTCAATCTTGACTTCCTCATACTTGAACGGCATGTTGTGCTCGTTGAGATAGTCTTTAGTTCTGACCTCTAGTCCACTCCTATACCCATGCTTCATGGCTGCAGAGAATTGCTTTGCCTTCATGGTACTAAAAGTCCCCTACTTTAAGGGTAGAGTACTCACCCCAACCAGTACCAAACACACCTGTCTTGTTTGCCTCCGCAATGTGTGCAAGAGTTTCTTTTACCTGCTCTATAGCTTCCTTCAATAACTCAGGGCTTACCTTGTGCAAGTGAGTAATGTACGGCGCAGTTTTTTCTACAGCTATGAAGCTGAACTCTGTAGCTTTAAGGCCAGCCTTTTTACAAGTCAGTACGTAGAACGCAGCCTGTATGTGGTACATATACTTACCTACCTGCTCTGCAAAACCTGTTGGTGATGCGTCAATGGTAGTCTTGATGTCATACAACTGACCTGTCTTTGGTATGTACAAGTCAGGCCGTGTCTTCAAGTTCAGCCCCGTAACTTTATCCGTCACGAAGACACTACTCTCAGTAACCCTACGACTATCCTTTAGTATCTTGTTACACGTTGGGTTATCTAAAGCAGAACTGCACATCTTATTGTGTACGTAGTACTCTACTTCTGTTAGTACAACTTGATCATCTTCCTTGTTGCTGTATAGTTCCTTGAACATCTTAGATGCCCTTGTCTTTGGTCCTTTGATAACTAGGTCACGCTCTGGCTCCAACAGAGTAGCATGTACAGCAGACCCAAGCGCAAATGCAGGGCTGTCCCCTAGTGGTTTCTGTGCCATGTAGTGCGCAAGCGATTGCTTGCACACCGTTTTAATGGCAGTCGAAGAGTACCCTACCTGTCTGTGATACTCTTCATTT